CACGCCGGCCGACACGTCGTGAGAGATCATGTGGTCGATGAAGCGGCTCCGGTCCTCCGCAGGTACCCGTACAACGTACAGGTGGTTGGACTCGAAGCTCAGCGGGCACCGCGTGTCAAGCCACCACATGTCCTTGAACTCGTCGTAGTAGTTCACAGCCCTCAGCCAGCGCGTGGTGTTCATGTCGTCCAGGCGGCTGAGCTGAACACGGCCCAGGGCAGCCGTAAGGTCGTTCATGTGCATCTTCTCGCCGTCAGCCGGGATGTCGTAGTCCCAGCCGTACCGCCCCTGGTCACGCTCCCACGTGGACTTGTCGATACCACACCAGCGAAGCTGCCGAAGACGCTCAGCCACGTCAGGGTCGTCCGTGGTGACCATGCCGCCGTCGCCGGTCGCCAGGTTCTTGACGGCCTGGAAGGACCAGCAGGAAGCCCAGCCGAGCTTGCCGGCGTCACTGGACCCTGCCGCGTGCGCGCAGTCCTCGATCACCGGAACGGTCGGCCACGGCTGGTGAGTAGCGTAGCCGGGAAGGTCGAAGGGCTCTACAACCGTGCCGCCGTACCAAACCGGGACAACACCTCCGATGTCCTCGTTCTCACTGACCTGGCGCTCCACATCCGCGTAGTCGATGCACAGGTCATCCTCGTTGATGTCAGCGAACACGACCTTGTTGCCCGCGTGCTGCATGGCCTGGGCTGTGGAGACGAAGGTCAGGGCAGGAGTTACCACCGTCTTGTTAACGATGCCGCAAGCCCGTGCCGCCAGCTCAAGGGCAGACGTAGCGGAGTTCACGGCGACAGCATGGCCCGCGCCGACGTAAGCCGCGAACTCCTGCTCGAACGCGGCCACCTCAGGACCCATCGCCCACCAGCCGGAGCGCAGGACGCGGTTAACGGCGTCGATCTCCTCTTCGGTGCAGCTCGGCTTGAACAGCGGGATCGTCATGAAGCCTTCTTCCGGATTGCGATGATGCTGCCACGGCCACGGAACTCCGCAACGTCAGCATCGTCCCGCCACGGGTAACGCCCTGACCGCTCCACAAATTCCTGAGCTAGCCTGAGCATGGAGTCATCCTCGTAATGCCCGTAGTAAGGATCGTTCCCGGGTACGCCTACACCCCAGTCCTCCAGCACGTACCACCCGCCCGGGACCACCAGGGGCCAGAGCAGCCCGAATGTAGCCCTGGACAGGGAACCGAGATGGGAGGCGTCGTCAATGATGATGTCGAATCCATCAGGTGAGAAGCCCCGGGCGATAGCAGGCAAGCGCGTGTCACCCTGGTCAGCCATAATGGTGTCTGCGGGAACGACCGCACCGAACCTGTTGTGGTCTGAGCCGTTGTCCACGCCGACGACCTTGCCGTCAGGGAACAGCTCACGCCACAGGTCCAGGGAGCCGCCGCGCCACACGCCGATCTCCAGTATGCGCCCCTCAGTACCCAGGGGCTCGCACAGCTCGCGGTACAACGGCCCGTAGCCGTTGGCGAACTTGTCGGTCTTGGTCACGTGGCGGGCAGCAACCTCGTCCCATCGGTTCATCGGGCCGGCACCTCTGGCCAGTAGCCGTCGAACGAGCGGGACATCACCAGGTACTCGCCGTGCTCACCGTTCACGTTCTCGTACTTACCGCCTGAGGTGGTCAGCTTGGTGAAGCCGTTCCTCTGGTGGAACCGGATCGTTGCCTCGTTGTCAGGCATGACGCGCAGCCAGTAGTAGTCCAGTCCGTAGGCTGCCATGAGCTGGCGCATACCCTGGCGCATGTACCCGCCCCGGGCGAGCGTCTTGTCCCCGAGCATCATGCGCTCCAGCTCGCCGCTGCCGTTCCTGATGGTCATGCCGACCGTGCCGACAGGAATCCCGTTGCGCCGCACGACGTAGAGGTTCTGGGACGGGTCAGTCAGGTAGGTATCCCGGTACCAGTTCTGGTGCCCGAGGAGTGTCCAGGGCTCCTGCTTAGGGAACCACCGTGCGTTGGCCGGGTCGTTACGCCAGCCGACCAGCCTCTCGGCGTCGTAGCTGGTGATCTCACGGAGGGTTACTTCGTCACTCATCAGTTACTCCAGGTTGACGCGAGGGTGTGCCGGTGGATAACGCCAGGCTTGGGGATCGGGTAGAAGGTGAATCCGGCCTTTGCCACCTTCTCCAGGTGCATCCCGTCAGCGTGGTTGGAATCAGGGCTCTTGCCCTGGAAGAAGTACGGCTGCCCGATTACCTCCAGTACGTTCCTTCGGTAGGCTACCTGCCCGCCGTCAACCTGGCAGTCCAGGTCGTTTACCTTCCGCTCAGTATATGCAGGGATTGCCATGAACTGAGCATCCCACTCCCTGCCCTCACCAGGTCGGAGGGCCTGCGTGCGGACGAGGTGGAAGTACACAGCATCCCGGTCCTCGTAGTGGTCCAGGTAAGCTACCACGTAACGGAAGATGTCCGGCATGAACAGGTCGTCGTCGCTGATGTACATGATGATGTCGCCGTTGGCCAGCGGGTAGTACTGGTTAAGCAGCCACGGTGCGGGGCAGAGCTGGTCCCGGGTCTCCGGCGAGATGTCGATCTCCTCGTAGATGATGCGAGGGTCCTCGTCCAGGGGCAGGAACTTCTTGAGGATGCGCCTCGTCCTCTCGTCCGTGGAGTTCTCCATGATCCACAGCTCCCAGTCCTGGAAGTCCTGCTCCAGCACGGACTTGACTGCCTCTACGGCGAAGCCCGCCTTGTTGTGGCTAGGCATGAAGACGGAGATCCGGGGCATAACAGCTCGCCACCCACAGAGCTAAACCAGTTAAGTGCGTAGTCGATGGCCTGGTTAAGCGCCTCCTGCCCTTCAGAGCTGGCACCCCACACGTGCGCGTTCGGGCCGGTGATCCGAACCACGATGCCGGTGTTGTCCATCCGGGCGTACTGGATCTTGTGCCCTGGCGGCATGCGCGTCTTCTCGCCGTAGTCCTCCAGGTCGTACCACTTCTCGTCCTCGATCGGGATCACTTCCACAGCCCTTCGTACGCCTGCTCCCACAGGACCCAGTTCTGCTCGATCGTGCACTTCGCCGCGTGCTCCTTCGACTTCTCGCTCATGTAGCGCAGCAGCTCCTTGTCGCTGGCCAGCATGCGGAGGTACTTCATCCAGTCGTGCTCGGTCTTCACGAGGAAGCCGTTCTCGCCGGGCACGATGTAGTTCCTGTACGGCGTAACGTCGGAAGCGATCACCGGAATTCCCCGGGCGTTGTAGTCGATCGCCTTCACGGCCGACTTGGACTTGGCGAACGGCGTGTCCTTCACGGGCGCGAGGCCGATGTCGAACTCCAGGGACTCGTAGTACTCAGCCTCGTGAGTGTTGATCTGCATCCAATCGCTGAACAACATCTGGTCCCAGTTCTTCGGGTTGAACGAGGGACGGTAGTCCGTTCCGCCGATGAACAGGTCCCAGTCAGGGTTCTTGTTGAGGAACCTGCGCACTGCCGGAACTGCCTGGTGGATGTCGATGCCGTGGCTTCCTCCTCCTACCCACCCGATCCTGGGCCGGTCGTACTTCTGCTTCTTGATGTCCAGCACGTACGCGGGAACGCTGTTAGGCAGGACTTCCACCTTGCGGGCACCTAGCTCACGGTGAATCTCGGCCAGTGGTTCCACGGTCACGGTCACCAGGTCGGACAGCTCGCAGTACCCGACGATGGCTTCCCTGATCTTGAGGTCATCGAACGTCTTGAAGGCAGCCCAGTTGGCCATGTCGATGCTGAACAGGTCGTCGTCGTTCTCGTAGACCAGGCGGTTCTTCGGTGAGCGTGCGCGCCGCCACAGGGCCATGCCGTCGAAGTCTGCGAAGCGCTGCCCGATAACAAGGTCGTACTCGTGCGCGTCGCGCATGGCGATGATAGCCGCAGGCTTGCTGGACTCCACCATGTGCACTTCATGGCCGTGCTTCTCCATCTCGCGAAGAGGCTGTACCAGGCGCACGTGCCCGCAGCCCAGGCCGTCGTAGGAGCAAAGGATACGCATCAGGAAGCCAGCACCTTCAGGGCCGTGTAGTTGTCGTACCACACGCGCTCGCGCGGAAGGTGAACGGTGGTGTTCTTGTCCAGTGACGCCCACCGCCTGGGCCACGTCACCTGTACCCGGCCAGGCTCGATCTTGCTGATAGTGCCCTTGCTCTCCGGACTGAACGTGAGGTGCACCTGCTGCCCTATCTTCATAGGCCACAGGCTATCACGGGAATAGGGGCAGACGGGACGAGGTTGTACCTGACCTACGGACCTACTGTCAAAGTGATCGGAGACCTGTCAGAAATGAAGGTACTAGCTCTAGTCGTCCTCGGGCTCGGAGTCCTGTTCGCCCTGGCGCTCTTGCAGGCGCAGATGGTGGTGTGGGGCCTGTCCCTGTTCCACGTCGATTCCGGCATCTGGGGACCTTACCTGCTGATCGGGGCTGTCGAAGGGATTGTCACGTTCGGCGTACGCACAGGGAGTAGCAGTGCCTCGTAAGTGGACCAACAGCAGCGGCGGCAGCGGGGGTTCCCTGAACCACAAGTTCGTGTCGGCGGCTCCGTTCCGCATGCAGGGGGAGAACGGCCTGCCCGACCTCTGGCTATGGGACCAGATCCTCGCCCGCAACGCCAAGATCGCCAGCCGCGACAAGGAACGCTTCACCAAGAAGCGGTAGAAATGGGCGAGACCCCTAGTCCTGGGTTACAGGACTAGGGGTCTCGTTTACTACCTGGGAAAGGGGTGTAGGCCAGGAGTAAAAATCAGGTCTGGTCGCCGGGCTGTGCTGCGCCGGCGTTACCCGAACCTTCGGCCTTGCTGAAGTGGTCGCCGCCCGTGAGGGAGTCGCCAACTGCGCCGGCGTTGTCGTCCACCTTGGACCAGCCAGCCACAGCGCCGCCCTTAGACGCGCTGTAGTTGTACTTGTTCGTGAGGCCGCCAGTCTTGCCGCCTCGCGTCACGTGCTCACCAGTAGGTTCTGCCATCTGAATCACCCACCCTTCTTAACACCAGTAGTTAGCTTGCTACCCGTCTTCGGGATTTCCAGCTCCGGAGAGTCCATCTTGCTGGCAGGCCCCTTAAGCGGGAGGTTGACCGGCATGGAGCCGGGAGCCGGGCCTACAGTGGTCGCAGGATGGTTGGTCGTGTTGCCGTCCGACATGGACTCGCCGCCGATGAGCGCATTGCCCAGGTCGCCAACAAGGTGCGACTGGTCCGAGTAGCCCGAGTTCAGGGAAGAGTTCTTGTAGTTCTCACTCGCCATCAGGTACCACCTCCTCTGGAGCTTCAGGGGCGAGGCCGATAGCCCGCGCCGCCTCGTCGGTCACTGCCTTGTCACTGAACCCGGCCAGCACGTCAGGCGAAAGGACGGGGAATCCTTCCGAGACGTGCATCTTCGGCACGTAGAGTCCGTGGCTAAGGTCTTCCACTGAGATCAGTGAATCCTCTCGGAGCCGTCAGTCACGTCAGCAGCGCCGCCGTAGCCGGGGTTCGGGGATGCCTGGGCACCCGTGCCCTTGGGGGTCTTGAGGCCGGGGATGCCGGTGTCCGTGCCGTACTTGTTGGCCTGGGCCTCGGTGTCTACGGAGCCTCCGGTCTGGTCGATACGCGGGGACCAGCCGTAGCTGTCCTGCGTGTAGGTCGCGCCAGTGGAGACGCCGGACTTGGAGCCCGAGCCGCCCGGAGCGCCCGTGTCAGTGTCGTCGGTCTTGGCACCGAACACAGAGGTCGGGACCGGGCTGACGACCGTGGGGTCGCTGGGGGTTGCGGTGTTGCCGGAGGAGCCCGGAGCGCCCGTGCTCAGCGGGTTCTGGATACCAAAGGGAATCTTGCCACCAGCCGCACCCGGCATCGCGGTCTGATCGCCGCCGTGGGACTTGCCCTTGGAAGGACCGCCCGTCGTCTTGTCAGCCATTGAAAAGCCTCCTAGGTAAGGCTGGAAGTTACACCCTCAGGTTACAGCTTGCCGTACTTCGCTACAAGCTGTGCCTTGGTGTTTTCCAGGGCGTGCTTTTCCTCCGCGCCATTCTGCACGGCCCACTTAACCCATTCGGCCTTGGCGTCGGTGCTTACCGGGCGCTTCATCGGCTTCGGCTTGGGAAGTTCAACCTCGTCCCGGTCGAAATCAGAGTCGTCGTCACGGCGGTCGAAGTCGTCGTCAGGCTCGTCCAGCTCGTCACGGTAAACAGGCTCGGGTTCACCGAATTCCTCTTCGTGCGTGCGCTGGCGAAGCTTGTCCTCGATCTCCGGGTCGGGAACCTTGAGGATGTCCCAGCCGCGTTCGAGTACGGGCATGGTGATGTACTCAGCGTGGCGTCCCTTCACCAGGGCTTCGGCTTCCCACTCGTCCACCTCGATTTCGCCGTGATAGGGCGGCCAGGGGCGGTTATCGGCGCGAGAGCCCGACATTGTGATGATCATTCGTACACGAGGCATAGGGCCAGTATAGCCGAAAGGCCCGATTCCCCAGAAGGGAACCGAGCCTTTCGAGCAGATCGCTTAGATCAGGTGGCCGCGTTGGTCACGAAGGTCTTCACAGCGGTCGCGTCACCCCAGTTACCGTCGCCACGCAGGAGCGCGCGGAAGGTCACGAGGTCGGAGCCGAATGCGAAGTCGTCGGAACGCTCGAACCGGAGGCCGCCAACCAGGCGCACGAAGTACTGGCTGAAGTCACCGAAAGCGAGAACCTGACGGCCGGTCGCGCCGAGCTGCGGCATGAACGGGTCGGAAACCAGGGGCTTGCCGAGCAGGAGGTCCGGGGCACCGAGAACGGCGCTGGGCTCCCAGATCGGGCGACCGTTGGAGTCCTTGATCTTGCGCAGGGCACCGATGGTCTTGTCCGCAGCGAGCCAGTAGCAGGAACGCGACTGACGGTACGGAGCGATGACCGAGTACTCCAGGTCCACGAGGTTGTCGTAGATGGGAGCACCGAGCGTGCCGGTTACGGAGGTACCCGTAACGGACGCAGCAGCGCCGGCGAGAACTCCACCGGAGATGCCAGAGCCCTGGTTGACGAGGGCCGTGCCGAATGCGTTGCCGATCGCGCGGCCAGCGGACATCGCGAGGTAGCCCAGGAGGTCTACGGCGGTGTCATCGATCAGTTCGCGGGAGAGCTGGGTGAGAGCACCGAACTTCTGCGAGCTGAGCGTCTTCTGGCTGAACGCCGGGTCTGCGGACGGGATCGTTGCACCCTGGGATACCGTGGTACCCGTGATGTGCGCGGAAGCCACAGGAACCTGGATCGTCTCGCCGCCGGCGGTGTTCAGAACGGACGGGCCGGTCTGGAGCAGGCCGCTGACTTCGATCAGGTAGCTGATGAGCTGGTCGTAGAAGTCCACAGGTACGACGGAGCTGGCGTTAGAGGAGCCGGCCAGGACGCCGTTCGTGGTCATGATTCGCAGTTCCTCGCGGACCTTGGGGTCAGCGGTTCCGCCACGGATCAGGTTGTTGAGGGTGCGCCTCTGGTTACCGCCGTCACGGCCGATGATGCGGGGGCCGAGGTCGGTACCCGGCGTGCCCTTCATCCAGGCGCGCATCTCGTCCTCGAAGCCGCCCATTGCTACGCGGGCTTCCTGCGGGCGCTGTGCGAGGCGGTTGTAAGCCTCGTCGGTCTCGCGAGAACGCTGCTCAGCGTCCAGGACGGCCTTCAGGCGCTCATCGATCTTGTCGATCTCGCCGTTCAGGGCCTCGAACTTGCGGCCTTCCTCAGGGGAAAGCTCGCGGTGCTGCTCCGTGGACTGGTCCAGCAGGGTACGGGCTTCGTGCCACGCCTGCTGACGCCTGTCACGGAGGGTCTTGGCAACTTCAGATGCCATGGTGTCCTCCATAGGGATTAGTTACGGGAAACATCCAGCTCCGAAGTCCATACGCTTATGCACGCAGCTACTCGGCCGTGGTGGTCGTAATTACAAAGTTAACGCGAAGTTGTACGTCGTGCAACAAAAAGACGAAATCCCCGGTTTAAAAGCCGGGGATCTGTCTCGCGGGGTGCTACCAGGTGACTTACTCGCCACCGTCTTCGAGATCAATGTACGGGTCGTACCTCTTCTCACGAAGCCTGAGTTCCATCTCGTGCCTGCTGAGGCTGCGCTTGTTGGCGAGGCCAATGGAAGCGAGCTGGTCTTCGCCCTTGGAAGCCTCAAGCTCACGGCCGGGCAGGCGTGCTGCGGAACCGTCGCTTGCAGGCTCAGTGATTGCAGCCTCCTCGCGGACTTCCTCGCCGCACTTGTGCTCGTCGCGCTGAGCCGGCATCTTGCTGCCGCAGTCAGGGCAGAACGCGCCGCCGAGCATTCCGGGCTTAACCATCGGCTCGCCGCAGTTGGTGCAGTGCTTGCCGTGCTGGTTCTTGGCCTTGCACTCGCCGCAGGTCTCCAGGTCTTCGTACGAAGCCTTGGCCGCGCGAGCCTCAGCGTCGTCTACGTCGTCGTCCTGGCCGTCAGTTGCCTCGTCCTCGTCCTCGTCCTCGTCGTCCTGAGCGGTGTCAGAGGGCTTAGCCTGGGCCTTAACGGCGGTAGCGCGTGCCTCAGCGTCCTCGTCGGCGGACTTCTTCTCAGCGGTCTTGCCGGCCCAGGTGTCCGGAAGCAGGTTAGTCTTGCCCATTGCGGATGCCCTCTTCTTGATGTGCGCCTTGATAGCGTCGTGAGATGCGCCTCCACGGCCAACCGCGTGAATGGCGTTGTGCAGGTCTTCCTCGTCCGCGATGGGATAGGAAGGCTCGCCCTTGGCGTTCTTCATCGCGTGACCCTTGGCTAGCATTGCCTTCATCTGGTCAGCGTCGTACTTTGCGCGCACTTCCTCGTTGTAGAGGGCCATGCGCTGCTCATCGAGACTCATGTTATGGTCCTCCTCGGGACTGACGGGAATCGCAGGTGGTGCGGACGGGGTGATCATGTCACTCCGGGTGAACAGCTTCTTCGCCTGCTTGTCATTCAGCAGGGAACGGATTTCCTCCGGGTCAGCGTCAAAGCGGGCTGCCAGGGAGTGCACAGCGCCGTCTACGGACCGGAGCGAGGAAGTTGCGTCGGGGTAGGCAGGAGTTGTCACGGGGGCCACGTCGATTACCTCCATCGAGAGGAGCGTGCGAAGCGGCATGCCGAAATCGGAAAGAGCCCAGTCGTCTTCAGCCGCGCGGAACGCGAAGGAAGAAGCGGACACGTCACCACGTGTCATCAGGGTTACCACGTC